GTTTATATTAATTCAATTTTTATTTATAATAAAAATTATTTTTTGAAATTGTTGAAAAAATCAATTTTTATTTATAATAAAAATTATTTTTTGAAATTGTTGAAAAAAATCAATTTTTATGAATTTATGAAAAAAATATTACAAAACAAAACTAATTACAACTTATGATTGGTCCTCCGTCTTCCACACTGTATCGCACGTGCTACACATATATACATATTTCATATTCACGTCGTCATACCGAATATAAATGATTTCCCTAGGGTGTTCATGATCATGTGTATTTGTCGCGCACTCCGCGTTGGGACACAATATGTTACTAACCCGCGGCAAAGTGGGGTCCAATTTTGTATATTTGTTAATAATATGGCTAAATTCTTGCTCCGACTTTTTTAACTGTAGCTTTAACACTGTTACATTTTCTACCGACAGCGTGGTATCTTTGTTGCCGCAATTGCGACAATAATATATAAGTTTATTAGTATCGTCCGCATCGATACTAATATAATACATGTTTTGACAAACTGAACAGAAGTGCATTGTATTGTATATAATACCTACAATATATTTATATTATTACAAATCAATTTTATTTTTTTATAAAATTTGTTAATTTGATATTAACCCAATTTTATTTTTTATTTTATAAACTTTCAACAATCATTTTTGTTTCTATTAACTTATCCTTCAACTGAACGTAATCTATTTGCGTATTCATTGAATATATGGAAACTACTACATTTTTCTCATTATTTCGCTGCTTAGACTCCACTATTTCTAGCAATTTGTCATAATTCGTCAAAAAACTGTCCTTCATAATTGGATAAAATATTTCAAATGGATGTGGGATTTTATTATTCTCCTTATTAATCAAGTCGCAAACCGCAAAATTGATATTGCTATATTCTATGCTTTTTTGGTATGGCACAAATTCACGCGAATTCCGAGTATGACCCGGCTCATTTTCCAACGGCGCAGCATTCAATAGCGAGCACAGCGTCAATAATACGCTACTAATGGTTTGGCACGCAGACCATTTGTCACCGGACCACGTATTCAATATTGACACACATACCTTACCACATTTATACAAATTCGGATTAAAACGTGTTTGCCCGTCATTTGTCATATATGTAACCTTTGGCGGCGAAAACGGATAATCCGCTAAAAAATCAAATTTAAAAAAATAAAATCCGCCAAAATAAGGCGTCTCGCTTGGTCCAACTATTAGAGCATAACCGCGCATCATATTCGTCTCATCGTGGCTATAATAGATACCATTTTCGGTTAGCGGATGTTTAATCAATGCCCTAACATCTTTCAACAATCGTTGCACCGTTTCTTTACTTATTAATGGAATAGCAGCCATATTGGTATCAATTATTATATAATATCGTGTTAGTTCTAAGTATATTTAATTTTTTATTCTTTTTTTCCCTTTTTCCATTTATCCCTTTTTCCCGTCTTTACATCTTTTTTACATTTCAAACGCCAACTGTTTTTTGATCATAACTTCTATATCCTATTAACATTTGTTGATAACAAGCTCTAACATCTGCTTCTGGATATCTTAATTTTTTCCAATGTTCTGGTGCTAAACGTTGAATGTATAAATATAATTTTTTTTTACCCATATCTCCACACCATAAATCTAAATCTTCTTTGCTTCGTAAATTTTCAATTGACACAATAAATTCAACTGCCGATTTAATATTCATTTTTACTTAATTACTTAATATGTGTATAAAACACCTTTTTTATTTCAATTTTTTATGAAATAATCTGTGTTTAAAATGTAAAAAGATGTAAATACTTTTTTATATTATTTAAATCCTCTTTAAATATGCGTTTATATAATATATTTAATCGGCATTTTATAAAATGAAAAAAAAATGAAATAGAAAAATAATAGTATATTATATTAACTATGAATACAATGAGTACCGTGTGTAACTATAACGAATTATCCGACTTTCTTGCTAAGCATAATGCGAGCAATAGAAAAGAGGGTGACTCTCCAACTCATACGCGAATTGGAAGTAAACAGCTTAGCGTATACGGAGGGAGTTTCACAATTGATAAGGAAGATTTGCCTACATTTTACAGCTTGTATTATGAACATATTTTTGTAAAACATAAAAAGGAGTATTTGACAGAAAAACAGCTAGATGATGGGGGTGGTATATGTATAGATTTGGACCTCCATTACGATACTAGCATAACAGATCGTCAACATACTGCCGAACATATTCAAGATTTCGTTTCGCTTGTTTTGGAACAGCTTAAGGAATTCTTCATTTTTAGAGCGAATGAACCGTTTCCGATATTTGTAATGGAGAAACCTAACGTAAATAGAGAAGCTGACAAAACAAAAGATGGAATCCATATAATTATTGGAATACAAATGGATAAAACTATGAAGTCTATGTTGCGCGAAAAATTGGTAAAGGAAATTGCTGACATATGGGATTTACCGCTATCCAATGATTGGGAGGGAGTTGTAGACGGTGCTGTTATGAAGGGTCATGCTAATTGGCAAATGTACGGTTCGCAAAAGCCCGGACATGAGGCATATCGGCTAACATATTATATGGTAGGTCAATTAAACGAGGGAGAATCGCAGCCCATTGCGAGTACTCGTGATTTAAAAGATTTCAATTTAGCGCAAAACTTTACAATGTTATCTGCTCAATATGATAAACATGTTAAATTTGATATGAACCCCGATATCAGAGACGAATATTTGGCCGCAAAAGAACAATATAAGGCACCCAAAGCAAAAAAAGGTAAGTCTAGAAGCAGAGGGAATGTGATTCTAGAAGAAGATAGTGACGATATTCATTTATCGGATATTACCAATTTTGATATATTAAACAAAGCAATGGACAAAATTTTAGAGTCTTTAAAACTAAACGAACAGCATATTAAGGAAATTCATGAATACACGCAAATATTACCAGCCAAATATTATCAGCCGGGCTCGCATTTATTGAATCGTCAAGTAGCATTTGCGTTAAAAAAAACCGATGAACGTCTGTTTCTTTCTTGGATTATGTTGCGAGCCAAAGCTAGCGATTTTGATTATGGGACTATTCCCGATTTGTATAACAGCTGGCAAGCGCATTTTAACAAAAAAAGCAATGGTGTAACTAAATATTCAATTATTTATTGGGCAAAACAAGACGCATTTGAAGAATATGAGCGGGTGAAAAAAAGCAATATACGATATTATATAGAAGAGACGATTTTTGAGGCCGGTGACTGGGACTATGCTATGGTTTTGTATCAAATGTTTAAGGACAAATATGTGTGTTCTAGCATTGTAAATAAAAAATGGTACGTATTTAATAATCATCGTTGGGAAGAAGATAAGGGAATGCGTCTACGTTTGGCTATTTCTAAGGATTTATATCAAGCCTATCTTGACATACAACATGAATTATTGGGTCTTATGAACACTTGTGACGCAAGCAGCGACGATCATCCTAAGTATCAGAAAAAATGTAAAGAAATTAGCAATATATGTATAAAACTAAAAAAGACAAACGATAAAAATAATATTATGCGGGAGGCAATGGAAATCTTCTTTGATAAGGATTTTACAAAAAATATGGACGCCAACCCATATCTATTGTGCTTTAATAATGGCGTATTTGATTTTAAAATCAAGCAGTTTCGCCAAGGCTATCCTCAAGATTATATTACGAAAACCACCAGCGGCGCATACATCCCTTATGATTATGATAAAAACAAGCAGACGATGGATGAAATTACGCAATTTATGACTCAATTGTTCCCGCATCCAACTCTGTGTACCTATATGTGGGATCATTTAGCGTCATCGCTTATCGGCGTAAAAAAGGAACATGCGTTTAATATTTATCGGGGTTCCGGCTCCAATGGCAAGTCTATTTTAACCGAATTGATGAGTCATTGTTTAGGTGATTATAAAGGGACTGTTCCGATAACATTGGTTACCGAAAAACGAAATTCAATTGGCGGAACCTCGTCAGAAATAATACAGTTAAAGGGCGTTAGATATGCTGTTATGCAAGAGCCGTCCAAAGATGCGGTTATTAACGAGGGTATTATGAAAGAGCTAACGGGAGGCGATCCGATTCAAGCGAGAGCGCTTTATTCCGATTCGGAGATATTTATACCGCAATTCACTTTAGCGGTTTGTACCAATGCGCTTTTTGAGATTAAAAGCAATGATGACGGAACATGGCGCAGAATGAAGTTGGTAGATTTTGTAGCCAAGTTCGTTTCTGAGGGAGAAATACATACAGATAATACACAATATGTGTTTCCCAAAGATAAAGGATTAAAGGAGAAGCTGCCGCAATGGGCCGCCGTTTTTATGAGTATACTTGTTAAACGCGCATGTGAAACAGAGGGCGAGGTAAAAGATTGCCCCGAAGTCATCGCAGCATCAAACAAATATAGACAGAGTCAAGACAGTATATCAGCGTTTATTTCAGAGAAAATTGTGGTAGTAGAAAAAAGCAGTCTTAATAAAACAATATTGAATGACAGATTTAAAAATTGGTTTGATTTGAATCATGGAAAAGCAACGCGACCTAAATTCTCCGAATTATTAGAAATAATTGTCAACAAATATGGCAAACCGAGCTCATCGGGAAAATGGAATAATATAGCTATTAAGGATGATGATTATGATAATGATTTTTAGTATTTTAAACGACTAATCGCGTATTTACTGCGTTCTTTAAATTTTTTACAAACATTTTTTTTGTAAAAAATATAATATAAATAATAATATGGGCAATTCGTTAACTTTTACATATTCGTTCCCCGAGGACGTATCCTTTCCTTATACTTTAAACCTGCCAATAAGTATTGACAATATGACTGTTTATCAGATTAATTGGGGTGATAACGTTTATAGTGGTCAAACTACACATACATACGCGTCAAATCCCAATACACCAATTACCATTATAATTAACATTCTTAATATGCCCAGTTCTATAATCGCTATAAATCAAAATTTGTCTAGTTCCGCAGCATACTTAACAGCGTGCGCTATGACCAGAGATGTAGGCTTAACTAATTTAGCAAATGCATTTTTGGGTTGTACAAGTTTAACCGAAGTAAATGGATTTATTACCGCAAAAGTTACCGATATGAGTTCTATGTTTCAAAGCGCATCAGCATTTAATCAAGATATTAGCGGTTGGGACACATCAAAAGTTACCAATATGAGTTATATGTTTCAAAGCGCATCAGCATTTAATAATGACGGGGTTGCCTTAAATTGGGCTGACACATCAAAAGTTACCAATATGAGT